AAAGGGAAGATGGTATGAAAGAGCATTTAACCGAAGGCACTAAACACGTTGTAGATGGGCTATCTTTAGTTACAGTGATAGGCACCCTAACAGACTTATTGCCTGCGGTAGCGGCTTTATTTACGATTGTTTGGACAGTAATTCGTATCTATGAAACCAAGACAGTTCAAGGATGGATTAGCCGTGCCAAGCGTAAGTAAAAAGCAACACAATTTTATGGCTGCAGTTGCCAATAACCCAAAGTTCGCCAAGAAAACTGGCGTCCCTAAATCCGTAGGAGAAGAGTTTATGAAAGCAGATACAAAAAAGCCAGTGAAAATGAACAGTGGCGGTAAGATGCCCATGGTTACAAAAAACGGACAAAGCGTTCCAGCGTTTGCTGCTGATGGCGAAGGCAAAATGAAAAAAGGCGGAGCGGTTAAAAAGCCCGTAAAGAAAATGATGAGCGGTGGTATGGCTAAAAAGAAAAGTGGAAAGGCTTGCTAATTATGAAACACGAAGACATTAAAAAAGATATGCCAATGATGAAAAAAGTCGCTGGCGCTGCTGTTAAAGCACATGAGAAATCAATGCACAAAATGGCTGGTGGTGGCGTAACACGTGCTGATGGCTGTGTATCCAAAGGTCATACCAAAGGCAAGATGATTAAAATGATGGGTGGCGGGAGCTGCTAATCATGCGCAATTACAGACAACCTACTGAAAAAGAAGCAAAGAAGCTTGAAGAAGCTCGCAAAAAAACTGTAGAAGGTATTGAAGGCGAGAAAGATCTTCTTTCTAAAATTTCTACAACTATGGCTAAATCAGCTCGTGATGAAATAAGAGCCGGTAAAGCTATGCGGGAGTCTGTACCTGCAGCCGCCCGTGAAGGCGAGGCTTATAACCAAGCGGGATTTAACAAAGGTGGACTTAATAGAGTTAATCCCGTTCCTTCTGTCCCAGCAACACCTGCTAAACAGAACCCTAACGCCGTAGACAAAACGTCTAAAAAACCTCCTGCGCAAGGATTTCAAGCAATTCTTGACAAGCATACAGGTGACAAACCTGATAATCTTAGAACTGGTGGCAAAGTATCCTCAGCTTCTAAACGAGCTGATGGTTGCGCTATTAGAGGGAAGACTAGAGCATGAGAGCCAGCCGTGGCATGGGTGCCATCAATCCTTCTAAAATGCCCGGACCTAAAAAGAAAGCCCGTAGGGATGATACCGACTTTACGCAATATAAAGAGGGCGGTACGGTTAATAAAGCTGGTAACTATACGAAACCTGGTATGCGCAAGGCTTTATTTAACAGTATTAAAGCATCGGCTACTCATGGCACGGCAGCGGGTCAATGGTCTGCTAGGAAAGCACAACTCCTAGCTAAACGCTATAAAGAAAAAGGCGGAGGCTATAAGTGAAATGGTCAGACAAACGCAAAAAATCAATCAACTGCGACAGCCCGAAGGGGTTCTCGGAGAAAGCCCATTGCGCCAGCAAAAAGAAAAAGATGGCGGGGGGTGGTTTAGCCGCATCGCAACGTTCTTTAAAAGCTTGGGGCGACCAAGAGTGGACAACCAAGTCAGGGAAGAAGTCGTCCGAAACAGGCGAAAGATACCTACCCAAAAAGGCGATCCAGTCATTGAGTCCATCCGAGTACGCAGCAACAACACGAGCAAAACGGCAAGGAAAAGCACAGGGAAAACAGTTCGTGCCCCAGCCAGCAAAAATAAAGCAAAAAGTAAAACCGTATAGGAAGATATGACTACTACAGGTACTACTTCGTTTAACCTAGACATGAACGACCTCATTGAGGAGAGCTTTGAGCGTTGTGGTCTTGAGGTTCGTTCTGGTTATGACTTCCGTACTGCACGGCGGTCTTTAAACCTGCTCACTATTGAGTGGGCTAACCGTGGCATTAACTTGTGGACGGTTGAGCAAGGGCAGATCCTAATGAACACGGGGCAGGCCATTTACCCTATTCCTGTCGATACGATTGACCTTTTAGATACCGTGGTGCGTACTAATAACGGTCAGGGTAACAATCAGGTTGACATCAATATCAGTCGTATTAGCGAGTCTACTTACATCACCATACCTAATAAAAACGCTACTGGGCGCCCTATTCAAGTCTGGATTAACCGACAGTCAGGCAACGTTGCAACTACACCACAAGCTGCTTTAAACGGCGCTATTGATGCAGACGATACAACTATTACCTTAGTTAACGCTGCTAATCTTCCAACTCAAGGCTTTATCAATATTGGTTCTGAAACTATTGGATATCAAAATATTGTTGGAAATCAAATACTTAACGCTTGGCGTGGTCAAAACGGCACAACGGCAGTAAGCCATTTGACGGCTGCAGAGGTATATACCAATAACTTACCATGCATTAATGTCTGGCCTACTCCTAACCCACCAGGAACCCAGTACACATTTGTGTACTACCGTATGCGCAGAATTCAAGATGCAGGTACGGGCGTAAGAACCGAAGACATCCCATTCCGTTTTATACCTTGCATGGCTGCTGGTTTGGCTTATCAATTAAGCACCAAGATGCCTGGGGTTGACGCAAATAGAATAATGATGCTCAAAGCCGACTATGAACAGCAATGGGATTTAGCTTCTACTGAAGATCGGGAGAAAGCTCCTGTTCGATTTGTGCCACGTAATATGTTTTATTACAGATGATATGCCATGCCAAATAAGTTTTCTTCAGGTAAATATGCCATTGCGGAGTGCGACAGATGTGCGCAGCGGTATAAGCTTACGGAGTTAAAGATACAGATATTAAAGACAAAACCATATCAAGTTAAGGTTTGCCCGTCTTGTTGGGATCCAGATCAGCCTCAGTTGTCGTTAGGCTTGTACCCAGTAAATGATCCACAGGCGGTGCGGGAACCAAGACCAGATATAAGTTATTTAGTATCAGGACAAAGTGGCTTACAGATTAACCAGACGGGCATTGGCCCAGATGGGTTTGGTAGTCCAGAATTAGGTAGTAGGGTGTTTCAGTGGGGGTGGAATCCAGTTGGGGGTAGTAGAGGTCCTGATGCAGGTTTAACCCCAAATGACTTGGTACAACAAGTAATTCTTGGTACAGTAACGGTAACAACAACTTAAGGAGTTGAAAATGTACAAAAAAGGCGCAGATGGCGTTACTAAAACGGGTAAAACCGAAGGTAAAAATTTAGGTGACTCTGGTCCATCAGTAGGTATTGAGAAGGGTCCAAAGAAAAGCACCAGCTCAATGAACAAAAACATGAAGACTATGGGTCGCAATATGGCTCGTATCATGAATCAAAAGAAATCAGGAAGAGGTCGATAATGGCTAAGTTCTCTATGAAAAAAGGCGGTAAAGAAGTAGGCCCTGCTGAAGTTTATGCTGCACCGCACACAATGGACGGTAAAGCTACTAGCATCGTGGCAGACAGTGCTTACACTCCTGGTGCCAAGGTAGTAGACACAATGAACATTTCTGTTGGTGGTATCAGTAAGGGTAACTACCCTCCTGAGAATCGCTACGGCAAGATTCAAATGCGTGGTACTGGCGCTGCTACTAAAGGCAAAATGTCTAGCGGGAAGATGGGCTAATGAACTACCAGCAGTTATCTGAGGCAATACAAAGCTACGCTGAGTCGACAGAGCAACTCTTTGTCTACAACATTCCTAACTTTGTCCAGCTTTGCGAAGAGCGGGTGTACAACGCCGTTCAGATCCCTGCTATCCGTAAAAACGTCATTGGTAATTTTGTTCAGGGTGACTATTACATAGCGCTTCCCACCGATTATTTGGCGTCTTTCTCCCTTGCTGTTATTAATAGCGACGGTAGCTACGAGTATTTAATTGATAAAGACGTTAACTTTATCCGTCAGTCCTACCCAAATCCAACTACTGATACGGGTTTACCTAGGTATTATGCGCAGTTTACCCCCTATACCTACATAATTGGGCCGACCCCAGACGATAATTACAACACCGAGCTACATTATTACTACTACCCTACCACTATTGTTCAGGGTGGGCTGGCTGGTTTTGGCACGATTGTGGGTGGTTCTGGCTATACCAACGGCACATATACTAATGTTCCTTTGACGGGCGGTAATGGGTCAAACGGAACAGCCACAATTACTGTATCTGGAGGAGCGGTAACTGCGGTTACTTTAGTAAACCCAGGGTATCTATATATTGTAGGCAATTCATTAAGTGCCGCTACGTCTACAATTGGTGGCACCGGAAGTGGGTTTTCAGTGCCCGTTAATAACATTCAGAACGCAGCCGGAACCTCCTGGCTGGGTGATAATTTTGAAAGTGTTTTGTTGTATGGTTCGTTACGTGAGGCTATAATCTTCCAAAAGGGTGAGCAAGATATGGTCAACTATTACGAGCAGAAGTACCAAGAATCCTTAGCGTTGCTCAAAGATTTGGGTGATGGTAAAGATAGACGTAGCGCTTATCGTGATGGACAATTACGATTACCTGTACCTGGACCCGTAAGATAATTTTTAGGAGCAAAAAATGGCAATTACTCAAGCAATGGCTACATCGTTTAAGGTTCAAATCTTAAATGGTCAGCACAATTTTTCAGCAAATACGTTTAAATTAGCCCTGTATACCAGCTCGGCTACTATTAACGAGAACACAACTGCTTATTCAGCAACTAATGAAGTAGCTTCTACTGGCAATTATTCTGCTGGTGGTAATACTTTGTCGGTTAGCGTAACCCCAACTAACTCTGGAAACGTAGCTTACATTTCGTTCTCCAATACTTCTTGGGCAAATGCAACCATTACTGCGAATGGCGCTTTAATTTATAACGCTAATTTGTCAAATGCGGCTGTTGCTGTACTAGCTTTTGGCGGCGATAAGACCTCTACTAATGGTACTTTTGCTGTTAACTTCCCAACTGCTGATGCAAGTAACGCAATTATTCGTTTAACCGCTTCGTAATTAGGAGAGCCTTATGGCTTTGATTCTGAAAGATAGGGTTAAAGAATCCAGCTCTAGCTCTGGCACAGGCAGTGTTACGCTTGGTGGTGCATTTCCTGGCTATCAAACGTTTAATGCCTCTGTAGCTACTGGTTCTACCGTTTATTACACCATCCATAACTTAACTGCTGGATCTGATACCCAGTGGGAGGTTGGTGTTGGCACGTTTACTTCTCCAGCTACGCTAAGTAGAGATACGGTTTTTTCTTCATCTAGTTCAGGATCTAAGGTTAACTTTACTGCCGGTGCGAGTGGTCTTGAGGTATTTATTACTCAGCCAGCAGGTGAAGCGGTTTATATTAACGATGCAACTGGAAGAGTAGAAGCGTTTGGTAATGGCGCAAACACTATAGCCTTTACTAATATCAATGCTTCAAACGTAGTTATGGTGTCTGGAACAATCAGCACCAATGCTGCCAATGCTACGGATATTACCAATAAAACTTATGTTGACGGGCTTTTTTCCACAGGTATTTCGTACCACGACCCTGTTTTGGTTGAAGAAGATACTGCTTTAAATGCCGTCTATGTGCAGCCAAATGGCGCTGGTAATGGCGTAGGCGCAACACTTACTAATAACGGGGCTAATGCAGCACTCGTAGTTGATGGTGTAAGCGTAGCCAATACAGCCCGTATTTTGGTTTATGCACAGGCTAATGCAGTACAAAACGGTGTATATACAGTTACCAACCCAGGTAATGCTACTGCACAGTGGGTTCTAACCCGTGCAACCGATGCTGATACCTTTGGTTTAGCCAGCCCTACTAAGTTAGGTCAGGGCGATGCGTTCTTTGTTTCAAGTGGTAGTACTGGTGCTGGACGGACCTATATCTGCAATACCACAGGCACAATTACCTTTGGCTCAACCAATATTACGTTTGCGCAAATTAGCACTGCTCAGATTTACGCAGCGGGTACAGGTCTTAACCTTTCTAATCTAACGTTTAGTGTTGCTAACACCGCTGTTACGGCAGGTACTTATGGCGATGCTGGTACAGTTGGGACGTTTACTGTTAATGCTCAAGGTCAGTTAACTAATGCAGCCAATGCTGCTATTAATGCTTCTAGTATCACATTAGGTACTTTAGCAAACGCAAGAACCACAGCGGCTTCAGCAAATGGAGCATCAACCATCGTAGCTCGTGACTCTAACGGCGACTTTACTGCTAACACAATTGCAGCTACAACAGTTAATGCAACCAGCGGAAACTTCACTAACATTACTGGTAACGCTGTAGCTTTAACGGCTATCAATGCTTCTAACATTACCAGCGGAACTATAGCTAATGCTCGCACTACGGCTAATACATCTAATAGTGCTTCAACAATAGTAGTTCGTGATGCTAATGGTGCTTTTGAAGGTGGCAACGTAACCGCAGCAAACTTTATTGGTGCTGGTACAACCCTTACTTCTGTTAACGCTTCCAATATCTCGTCTGGAACCATAGCTAACGCAAGAACTACAGCGGCTTCCGCTAACGGGGCTTCTACGATTGTTTCCCGTGATTCAAACGGTGGTTTTGATGCTGGCGCTATTACTGCTACATCTATATCTGGTAACGGCGTAGCCATAAGTGCTATTAATGCATCTAACCTAACTTCAGGGACTGTTGCAAATGCAAGAACGACTGCTTCTTCTAGTAATGGCGCTAGCACTATTGTTCTTCGTGGAGCATCTGGCGAGTTCGCTGCTGGGACAATAACAGGTACATTTAGCGGTGATGGTTCTGCTGTTACCTCTATTAATGCTTCCAGTATCTCTTCGGGTACGATTGCTAATGCTCGTACAACTGCTTCATCTTCTAATGGTGCCTCAACAATAGTAACCCGTGACTCTAATGGTTCATTTACTGCAAACGTAGGTACATTTACTACAGTTGCTGGCACATTAAGCACTGCTGCGCAAACCAACATTACTTCTACTGGTAATTTAACCAATCTTGTAGCAACCTCATTTGGATGTGGTACAGCGGCATCAGGTACATCTGGTGAAATTCGTGCAACTAATAACGTTACTGCGTACTACTCTTCAGACGAGCGTTTAAAAGACAACGTACAAGTAATTGCAAATGCGCTTGCTAAAGTTCTTCAAATTCGTGGTGTTGAGTTTGATTGGAATAACTTGGATGAGCCAGAAGACGGTTACTTTGTTCGTAAACACGACGTTGGTGTAATTGCCCAAGAGATTGAAAAAGTGATTCCAGAAGTAGTTGGCACTAGAGAAGACGGTATAAAAGCAGTTAAATACGACCGAATTATTCCGTTGCTCATTGAGGCTATTAAGGAGTTGAAGGCCGAAGTAGATGCTCTGAAAGGCAAGTAATGACCTTTGGCTTCTCGCCCTACGCTGGTGCCCCGTTTGCTGATACAGGCGACACAAGTCTTGGTATATCAGTTCAACTTACTGGTGTATCTGCCGTAGGTCAAGTTGGCACGGTTGCCATAGGCTTAGGTATTGAAATTCTACCTACAGGCGTTGTTGCAGTAGGTCGAACGGGTAGCGTAACAATTGTGGCACAAGGTAACGTTGTACCAACGGGTGTTAATGCCGTAGGTGTAATTGGCAATGTTTCAATAGTCGAAAGCGTTACGCTTGTATTAACAGGTGTCTATTCTGTAGCCAGACTTGGAAATGTAACGCCCACCGCAGGTGCTGACGTTGATGAAACAGGCGTTGTTGCTGTAGGTCGGGTCGGTACTGTGGGCACTCAATCTGGGTCATCAGTTGATGTAACGGGTGTTATGGCTGTTGGTAAAGTAAAGCGTGTTAACGTCTGGGGCTTGGTTTTAACACCTTAAGGATAAATTATGGCAAGTACATACTCTACAAGTTTAAAACTAACCCTGATGGGTGACGGCGACCAAGCAGGTCTTTGGGGTCAAACTACCAATACCAACTTAGGTACTTTGCTTGAGCAAGCTATTACAGGCGTACAGTCTATTGTAATGATTGATGCCAATTACACGCTAACCAGCTTTAACGGAGTATCAGACGAGGCTAGAAATGCGGTTTTAGTGGTCACTGGAACAAACAGTGCTCAACGTGACCTTATCCCACCCGTGGTTGAAAAGTTATATACCGTTATAAATAGCACTACTGGTGGTTATGCAATTCGTGTAATTGGTTCTTCTGGAACCGGTGTTGTTATCCCTAACGGATCCGCATGTCTTGTTTATTGTGACGGTACTAATTTTGTAAATGGGTTATCTGGTTCTATCGGTAATTTTAATGTAGCAGGTGCTTTGTCAGTTACAGGTGCGTCTACTTTATCAAGTGCTTTAACTTACGGTGGTGTAACGCTTGCCAACTCTGTAACAGGCACGGGTAGTATGGTATTGGCTGCATCTCCTACGTTTACTGGAGTACCCGCAGCGCCGACAGCAGCGGCTGGAACAAACACTACTCAAATAGCTACAACGGCTTTTGCCCTAGCTAACGGTATCCCATCAGGAGCTATTGTTATGTGGTCGGGCTCTATTGCTAGTATCCCAAGTGGTTGGCTGTTATGTAACGGCTCTAGTGGTACGCCTGATTTACGAGATCGTTTTGTTGTTGGCGCTGGCTCTACCTATGCTGTAGCAGCTACGGGGGGTTCTGCCGACGCTGTTGTAGTAAGTCACACCCACACAGCTACTTCTACAGATGCAGGGCATACGCACAATGCGATTACAAAAACAAATGGAAGCTCAGCTTCTGGAACGCAATATACAAATTCGTTTGATGGTTCAGACAGCACTACGTCTACTCTGATGATCCAAACAGGCACGGCAAACATTACTACTTCCATAGCTTCTGCTGGTGTAAGCGGAACAGGCGCTAACTTGCCACCATACTACGCTCTTGCTTACATTATGAAGGCTTAATATGCGTATTAACAGATTTGTAAATGAAGAATCACAAACAGCATTTGCTCCTAAATGGGATTATGTGCTGGGCGAAGATTTTTTAATTAAAGATCTGTCTTATTGGGATGCTGTTAAAGATATTATTTTAGAAAAAGAAAAACAAATATTAAGTACTACTAGCCCAATAAGTGCAAATGCAGGTAGTGTTGATGGCTATACGGGATTAGGCAAGAATAGCTTGACCTCAAGATTTCAGCACTTTAATGTTTTTAACTGGCAAGAACCTGAACTAACGCCTATAAAAGAGCTTATCAAACACAAGTATTTAGAATTTTTACAAAGATTAAATGCACCAAGAAGAAAAGTTTGGGTTCAGTGCTGGGCTAATGTTATGCGAGATGGTGAATCAATACAGCCGCACATGCACGGAGCCGGACCTTTTTCTTATTTAGGTGGGCATGTTTGTGTGACGCACAACAACACATCTACATTTTATATGCACACAGTAAACCAAATAAATTCTCCTGGGGTTTATGAAAGCAAAAATGAACCTGGAAAGATAACGTTATTTCAATCATGTATACCCCATTACACATCAGTTAATAATAGTGGGCGTGAAAGAATAACCATAGCCTTTGATTTTATTGTTGACGAAGATCCCTGTAGTAAAAATAATCTAGTAATACTAGATGAAGGGGTAGAGCAAAACATGTATATACATAAGATAGCGTAAAAATATATGGGCGCAATAAAAAAAGTCATTGAGTTGCCAGTAAAGCAAGAAACTAAATCAATTAGTTCTGTATGGCCTTTTGCTACCGACTATGTTGAAGAGTGGGCTTATTGGAATAACGTTCTTACCTCCAAAGAGTGCAAAGAACTCATTAGAGTTGGCGAATCAAAAATGCTTACGCCTGGCACCGTATTTGGAGAAAAACGGCTTGACACAGATATTAGAGATAGCAATATAGCTTGGCTATACCCAGAGGATATAAATTGGGCGTATAAAAAAATAGTACACGCAATAAATACGCTTAATAATGACTTCTTTAAATTTGATTTATTTGGTCTTGCTGAAGGATTTCAGTTCACTAAATATGAAGCCCCGTCTGGTCACTATGCCCCACATACCGACAAATACTTTAATGGATTGGTAAGAAAGCTTTCAATAACAATTCAGTTATCTGCCCCAGAAGATTACGAAGGTGGGCAATTGGCTTTGCATTTAGGCGGCGAACCAAAACTGATGCCAAAAGAACACGGCAAACTAATTGCTTTTCCAAGTTATGTTTTACACGAAGTGCAACCTATTACTAAAGGAACTAGATACAGTTTAGTTGCTTGGGTAACTGGGGCACCTTTTAAATAGGAATAAGTCATGCCTTTACCATCATCAGGTCCTCTTTCCTTAAATGATATCCAAACAGAGTTTGGTGGTACTAACCCTATTAGCATTAGTGAGTACTATGCTGGCGGTAGCTTTGTTCAAGCTGGTGCTTCAGGCACAAATGGCCCTGTGCCTTCTTCAGGACAAATTGCCATAAGTAATTTTTACGGAACACAAAAGGCTACTTTTATTTCAGCTTCGGGTGGAAGTGAATCA